CGTGGTATCGCTTATAAGCCTTTTCAGGTAGCTATTGAACGAGCAGGAAATCAGATCTCGTCTAAAGGCTATGATGTGATGGTCAAAGATGAAAATGCCAAGCTTTACCATGAATTGTTAATGGATGCGTGTGCTGCCCATTTAATAGAAGACTGGAAAGGTGTGGTATTTGCCGAAATCGTAGACGGTAAAACTGTTGAGACCGAAAAGCCATATACACCTGAGAATGCCTCAAAGCTTCTTAATCTTGGTGATATTGGTATTTCGATCTGGCTATTTATTAAAGAACAGGCCCAGAAGATTCAGGAAGAAGCCGACAAGGACAAGGCTTTAATTCTGGGAAAGTCATCGAGCTCTACAAATACCAAAAAACGTATGCGTCGAAAACGCCGCACGAAATCGAACAAATCAAATTCTTAGGTGGCCGTATTCCGGATCCGCCAGAATATTCTTATGCGGCTGACTCTATTCTTTCGGCATTTAGCACTATTTGCAGATCCCGACGATATGAGCAGGGTATCCCTTTATCTTTAGATCAGCAGGCAATCAATGTCTATGCAGAGCATAATGATTTGCCAGTGGCTGCTCATATTTTTAATGACTGTATTTTTGCGTTGGATAATTTGTTTTTGGAGGAGTGCCATAAGAAGGCGACGCAACGAGCGACGAAGACTTAAATGCTGACGTGCGATACTTAACTGTGAACAAGCGACGGGATGTAACGCGATTGATGTAACATAATACGGTCAAGTGGTTGACATTGACTAGGCGATTCTGTATTGACAGGAATGTCATTATCAAATATTCTATCAATGTAGTCGCAGCGCGGTATAAATACACCACGCCTAGATTGAGGTACGATAAACACTGCGATAATCGTAAACGTATTGTAAATACGTTGCCTCTAGGTGCCGCACCGAATTCTAGCCTCTAAGTTTCTTAGGGGCTTTTTAATGCTTGATAATAAAATATGCGAACATTTATATACTTGGATGAAAGTGGTGATTTAGGTTGGAATATGGAAAAGCCTTATCAAAAGGGTGGTTCCAGTCGAATGCTTACGTTAGCAGCAATCTGTTTGCCTGAGAATAAGGTTAAGTATGTTCAGCGTATTGTAAGAGCATTATATGAAAAAAGAAAAAGACCTTTAAAAAATGAATTAAAATCAGTTGATTTGAATCTAAAAGATAAAGAAATATTCGTCAAATTGACTGCGAAACTTATCAAAGACCATCCAGATATACAACTTCGCTCAATTACAGCAAATAAAGAATTTGTTAATGCAAGATTCAAGAACGACCCAAATGCTTTCTATAATTATATGGTGAAACTTTTACTTCTTGGGACTATCTGCAAGCATAAATATGTAGATTTTATGCCTGACAGAAGAAGTGAGCGGGTTTCGTTGAAATGGAATATGGGTGAGTATTTAAAACAGATGGTTTTAGAGTGTGGCATTGAAAACCAAATTGTTAACCAGTCATGCAATATTATGCCAATGGATAGCTCAAAGTGCCTTGAGCTACAATTTATAGACTTCTATGCAGGTTTAGTCTGGTCGGCATATGAATTTAAAGACATGACTGCAAGAAAATTCATGGCAGAAAACCGAAATACCAACCATAAGCTTTTCTTTCCAAAAGAAGACAAAGTGGATAACATTGTTGATGAAGCTGTCTAAACCACCAGAAGATGGTTTTTTATTGCGCCATTATTAACCACTTGTTAAATTACCCTCAAATATGAGGGTGTTTTTATGTAGAGAAAAGCCCCGAAGGGCTTTTTTGTTAGAAGACTACCAACCACCAGAAATTCGCAAAGCACCAGCTAGCATTCCCGATTCCATCAATGGATGAAACCAACGGTCGCTATAATGTTGATTGCCTGTTGTGTAGCTTATGGTTTTTAAATCATCACTAATGATTTTTCTATTAAGTGGCCCTCTTAAATCCATTGCCCGAGTAAGTTTTAGAACTGCAATATTAGTTTTAAAAGCATATTCAGCTAAGTAGTGTCCTTGCTCGTTGTTAAGCATATGTACTGCTCGATAGATTCGACTAGTCGCAAAGTTTTGGGAAATAATTGCATCAATTAGGTTCTTGAGCAGCTTAAATTGATCTTCATCAAATAAAGAACCTTGTTTTTCAGCCTTGCTGTACATAGCAATTAAGTGGTGAACATACTCCACAGCCACAGGTATTACATCGTATGGAATTTCATCAATATGCTGAACATTGAAACGCTGATGAACTAATTTATAAGCATCGCTGTAATTCAAATGCTTAGTTTTAGCTACAAGAAGATTTACAGCATTGGTTAGGGGTTCACGTTCTGATTTGTGGGTTTTGGCTAAAATCTCTTTACGGACAAAATAGCAATCCTCAAGTTGCTCGAAAACTTCCCATGCTTGGTCTGTGTCTAACATCTTGGCATGACGTGCAGCACCGCGTTCTGTCCATAAGATAAGGGATCGAGTTTTATTTGAAATTGCAGGGAAATTTGCAAGTGACTTTAAGTCACCTACAAATTTTTTCAATTCTTCACCAATAATTTTGAAGAAGTGTTTACCTTCTACAAACCGCTCTTTATTTCGAGAATAGTTTTGTTTGATGTTGTCTGTATCGGTTCCATAGAAATCAGCAAGCATTGCTGTAGTAACAACTGGAACAGATTTGAAGTTAACAATTGATATTTTGGTATCGTTGATTTGTGCTATATTAGACATGTCTTAAATCTCCATTGGTTTAGACATAAACCCCTTGCCTGATTTCGACGTCTGCAAGGGGTTTTCTTTTTCATGGCTTTTAGCCTTGATGAAGTCATCTTATTTAATATCTTTTATTGTGTCAATTCTTTTTGTTGTGCTAACACAAAAAATAGTAATTATCTTTTATTGTGCTACAATATTCTAAAATTTAACTTGTGGTGCAGCAATGGAAGTAAAGAATAATGTTGCTTGTTTGCGTGAAAAAGCAGGCTTAACGGTTTATGAGCTATCAAAGCGGTGTGGTTTTGTTAGTGGTAGCAGAGTTCTATCAAACTATGTGACAAGAGCCGAGCAGGGACATTCTGTCAAGATCGATACAGCCTTACTTATATATAAAGAACTCAAAAAAGTAGGTGTATGTAAAAATTTTGAGGATGTATTTTGGCTTGACCACATGGACTAGTAGAGAATCTTCCTTTTTAAGTTCTTGATGACATTATTTTGTCCATTTGTTAAATTGTGTGAGATTAATAACAAATGGATTACATTATGAAAAAGATTTTATTAGCGGGATTTCTTGGATTGGGCTTAGCGGGGTGTGCGACAACTCCCCAACAACCCTCAGAGCCTGTAAAATTTGAAAAGGTTTATCAAATTGATGGATTAAACCAAGCACAGATTTATGATGGCGCTAGACAATGGTTCGCTGTAGCTTTTGCTTCTGCTAACGCAGTAATTCAATATGAAGATAAGGCATCAGGCACTATCATTGGAAAGGGCAATATGCGATATCCTTGTTCGGGCATGGAGTGCTTGGCAATGACAGGAAACGAACGTGTTGATTTTACTGTAAGAGTGGACACTAAGGATGGGAAAATGCGCGTGGGTTATGATGGTTTAACCTATAGCGCTCCATCGCACATGAGTGCTGGAATAATGATGCCTGCACAAAATTACCCTATAACTGAAAGTAGGAAGTCCACACCACTGATTATTAGTAAGATTAATACTCTATCGGATGATATGGCTGAAAAGATTAAAACTCAGCAGAAAGTAAATTCGAATTGGTAATTAAAGAAGAGATACAGCATGAGCACACCACAATATCAAACAATGAAAGAAAGTGAAGTTTGCAATGCCATCGGATGGGGGTTAATTGTTCTAGGTATTATATCTGGATTTATTTTTATACTTGTGTTTGGCCGAGTTGAAGTTCCAAGAACTTATTATGGCACCGAGACCGTATGGTCAGGAATCATGGTTATTACAGGTATCGGGATAATCTTAAATGGATTCTTAGTGGGCTATCTGTTCCAAAAGGTTGCCAGCATATTGAGATATCACGAGAACAAGAGCGCATCTTAAGCAAAAACACTAACCCAAAAATCAACCTTAACAACCCACTCATTGAGTGGGCTTTTTATTGCCTAGAGGAAAGTAAGATGGCACAAGAATCACGTCTCGTCATTGTAATTGATGCAAAAAATGCAGAACGAAATGCGCGCAATCTAGGCAATGAACTGGATAGTATTGAGCGTAAAGGTGAGTTTGCATCTAAGTCTATGGACAACTTATCTGTAGCTACGCGAGCACTAGCTGGGTATATGGCTGGGCTAGTAACAGTAAGTTCTGCCATTTCAAAGATGGATACATATACTGGACTACAAAACCGTCTTAAGTTGGTCACTAATAATCAAGTTGAACTAAATAAAGCAACGGAAGACACTTTCCGAATTGCTCAAAAAACCTATTCGGCTTGGGATTCTGTGTTACAGGTCTACCAGCGTTTTAGTGATAATGCCAAAACTTTAAACCTCACAATGGATGACACAGCACGTTTAACTGAAACAGTTTCTAAAGCTGTAGCAATTAGTGGTGCAAGTGCAGAAGCTGCTGATGCAGCTTTAGTTCAATTCGGACAAGCGTTAGCAAGCGGCACATTACGTGGTGAAGAGCTTAATTCTGTAATGGAGCAAACACCAGCTTTAGCAAAAGCTATTGCTAAAGGTATGGGTATTACTGTAGGTGAATTACGTTCAGTAGCTGCTGAAGGAAAAATCACTTCACAGGAAATCGTTAAAGCACTTAAAAATGTCCAAGATGAAGTTGATGCTCTTTTTGCTAAAACTGATATAACAATCGGGCAGTCTCTCACACTCCTAAACAATGAAATTACTAAATTTGTAGGAGAGGCTGGTAAAGGAAGTGGAGCAGCACAGGCTTTATCAGGATCGATTCAGTTACTAGCAAATAATTTGAATTTAATTGCAGACAGTGCATTTGCCATAGGTATTGGCTTAATGACAAAAGCCGTTTTAACAAAAACGGTTGCTGTACAAGCGAGTATTGCTGCGTCAACCAAACAAGTGTTTGCCACAATTGCTGAACGTAATGCAAATATTGCAGCAGCAAAAGCTGAAGTGGAATCTGCGCTTGCCGAAGCACAAAGTACGCAGGTGACACTAACGAACATCAAAGCTACTCATGCTCAGATCATGGCAGAAATAGAACTCGAAAAAGTTCGTTTAAAAGCCCAAATCACTGAACAAGGTCGCACGGCTACCATCACACGAATGGCTCAGCTAGGACGATTACAAGCTCAAGTTGCGTTAGAGGTTGCTGCTGCGGAAACAGCACAGTCTGCAGCTTCATCTAGATTATCAGCAGCCTTAACAGCGCAATCTGTTGCTACTAGCCGTCTAGCTTTAGCAAAGTCAGCGCTTATGGCGATTTTTAGCCCAATGGGTTTAGCAATTGCAGCAACAGCCGCATCTTTCTATTTACTAAGCAGCAGTTCGGATGAAGTCAAAGAGTCTCTTGCAACACAATCTGACTCGGTTAGTGATTTAACAGATAAGTACATAAAGTTAAATACTGTGCAAGCATTAACAGAGGGTGTGCGGTTACGCAAAGAGATTGAGCAGCAAAATGATGCAATTGATGATGCTAGTGGAGCTATCAAACGTTTTGCTTATATCCAAAAGGAATTATTTAAATTATCTGGCAGTGATTATGAAGATTATCAAAATGCCATTAAGTCTATTGCTACAGGTGCAAGCGATGCAGGTGATCTCTTAAAAAAGATGATTTCATCTGGTCGTTTTAGTCAGAATCAAATTGATAAACTCATTGAGTTCTCTAGTGCAGTAGCAGAATCAAAAAATAAGATTGAGCAAGGTAATACTGCTCTAAAACTCTTAAATGCTACTTCTAGACAACATGTTGAGGTAACGGCCGAATCAATTAAGCAATTAACAATTCAAACAAACTTAACAAAAGTCGCTACTCAAAATTTCACTGACATGAAAACACAAATGCTTGATTCATTACGAGCACAAGTGGAATTCATTCGGTTAAATGGTGGTAGCGAAGAACAAGTTAAATCGTTGAATAAGGTAATTCAGGCATATTCTTTAAATCAAATTTCAGCAACTGATGCTGTGAGTAAGTTCAATAGTACAGCCAAAATTCCTGCTGAAAATATCAAGGGGTTACAGGATCATGCTACTAAAACGGATCAGTCTAAAATTGCGTTGAATCAGGCTAATGCAGAGCTAAAGAAACAGAATGACTTGCGTAATGAGTATCTAAAGCAACATCAAACTGTACTTGCTGCTCAACAAGGAGAAACAAATGAATTAAACAACCAAGTCGCTGCACAAGAAAAGTTAAATAAATTACGAGACAATGCCAACAAAGATAATCTGAAAAATGATTTTCTTATAAAAAACACCGCTGCATTTGGTGGTGGTGAAAAGGGTCTTGATAAGGCGCGTGCAGCATCAGAGTTTTATACCACCAATAAAATTCCGATGACTAGAAGTTTAACTGGTCAGGAATATGCAATTTTTGAGGCTTGGTATAAGAAGCAGAAAGAAGTCAAGGACTTACAAGAAAGCATTTCTGAGTCTACCAGAAAGCAAACAAAAGAGGTTGAAAAACAAACCAAAGAGTCTGCCAAACAAGCTGTTCTACTTGCGGGGAATAATGAGCGAGTGAGAAATATGCTTCGGGTTTACCAATCCTTCCGTAATGCAGGCTTAGGCGATAAACAAGCTCGTGTAATGACAGCTCAAGTTGGACGAGAGACTGATTTTAGAAATGAGGCAATGTTTGGTAGTCACAAAGATGCCAATAATGGTTATACCAACACAGGATTTTTATCATGGCAAAAAAGTCGCTCAACTAAATTAATGCAGTCTTTACAAGGGCAAGGAGTCTTGGATAAAAACGGTAAAATCCAGCAAACTCAAGATGCATTAGATGCAATGGCTAAACATGCTGTGCAAGAGGCGATGACCGATAAAAGTTATAGTAAATCTAAAGCAGCTCTTCTTAATGACGATTTAGACTATCGAAGTTTAGAGAGAGTCGTTGCCAAAAATTTTGTTGGCTGGGACTATGATGGGAAAAAGCTTGGCAAAGCTAAAGCTTCACAGCATTTAGCCAAACAAGACTCTTACTATAATCAGCTTAATAAAATTTTAGGAGATAACCCCGAAGTAGCGTCAAAAGCAATTAGTGATCTTTCGAAATTCGAAGATGAAGCATATAAGGCACGTGCAAAAACTCTTGAGGAAATTAAGCAGCTCCAAGCAACATATGATTCAGAAACAGTTGCTAGAAGCAAAAAACGTGAGGAGGAAATCAACAAAGCAACCATTTTAGGTCAATCAAATTTAATCCCAAAAATTAATGAGCGTTATGATGCTGAAGATAAGTTAGCTCAGAAGCAATTTGATTTTGAAGTGAATGGTTATAAGTGGACTGAGAAGCAAAAGCTTGAGTACACATATGAAACCAATTCTTTGCGATTAGTTGCTGAGGGTAAACTCTCTGAAGATCAAAGAAAGGTTGCTTTAGGTGGCCTGGAATTGCAAAAACAGCAAGAGTTAGGATTACTAAAACTTGCTCAAGAGCAACGTTTGTTTCAGGCTGAGCAATTCATGCTGGGAGAAATGGAGCGTATCAAAAAACGTTATGCTCTTGAGTATGATGAAATATCAAAAATCACTGATCTTGAAGAGCGTAGAAGGAAGATGAGTGCATTTCAGGCTGATTTTATTCGTAATGGTGTGGGGAATCCAACAATTGATCAGTATGATACCTCTAGTCAGTTTCTTAAATCGACAAACTACACCAAGCCCAAGCAAACCAATATGCAAGTATTGGATGAAGATTACGCTCAAACTTATCAAAAGTTGAAAGATAATCTTGCAGCTGTTTTGGAGTCTGAAAAAGCTAGTTATCAGGAACGATTGGAGGCGGAGCGCGTATTCAAAGAAGCAAGACAGCAAATGGATAATGAGTACCACCTGAAGGCGATTGATGCAAGAAAAGCAGATCACGACAGTCAATTGCAATTATACAGTCAGATGATTTCATCTGCTTCAAGCACATGGGGAGGTTTAACTCAAATTGTTAAGGATGCGCGTGGTGAAAATTCACGCTCTTTCAAGGCAATGTTTATAGCTCAACAATCCTTTGCTATTGCTTCTGCGATTATCTCTGCTCATTTGGCAGCTACACAAGTAGCTGCTGATGCAACGATCCCATTTTTTGGGGCAAAAATTGCGGCTTCAACCGCCATGCTTGCTATGGGATATGCAAATGCTGGTTTGATTGCTGGGCAAACAATAGCTGGATTCTCAGATGGTGGTTTTACCGGATCTGGTGGGAAATATCAGCCTGCTGGTATTGTCCATAAAGGCGAGATTGTATGGTCCCAAGAAGACATTAAAAGATGGGGGGGAGTTGGTTTAGTTGAGAAAATGCGTAAGAGTACAAACCCTGAAGCTTTTCTCAATAACAATGCCTCGGCTGATAGTGTCATGCGCCGTGCAATGATGAGCTCTAATGCCTTTATAGAAAGCCAAAAGCAATCTGATATCTTTAATCAACCGGTTCAAGATACTCAGATTATTTATAAGGGTAATAGAAGCGTACCTATCACTTCTTCTTCGGCCAGTTCTGATCTATTCCACGATGGCAAGGTCTACTTCTCATCAAATGGTTTTGTTCAGGATCGATCAAATCTTGAGGATGTTCAAGATTTCACGATGGGTCAAGCTGCTCGACCTCAAGCTGAGATTATGCCTTCAATAGAGCCTGCTTCACCGACAATCAATTTCAAAATTGAAGTGATTAATCAGGTGAGTGGAGCAACAGTTGAAGCTGAACAATTAGACGAGCAAACAGTCCGGATCATTGTTAAAGATGAACTGGATAAGCAGCTTCCAAGAACGGTACCGAAGCTTGTAAGTGATCAAATTGGTAATCCAAACTCAACTATTAGTCGGTCTTTGGCTGAGAATACAACAGCAAGACGGAATCGTTAATCAATAAAACCACCTTTCGAGGTGGTTTTTTATTACCTGAAGGAAAGTTATGTACAAGTTAAAGCTAAATCCCCAGACCAGCGGCTATGGCGTAACGCCGGGTGATGATGTGAAACGTCAGCAGATGGATGGCGGTCGTGGGCGCTATTACATCGATGTAAAACGTAATAGCCACATTGTTGATGTGAACTGGAACTTAAGTAAAACCGATTTCAATAAAATGATGGCGTTCTGGCGGGTCTACCAGAATAAGCCGGCTTCATTTTATGCGGATCTGGTGATTGATCAGGGAGCACGGCAGCAATACCTATGTAACTTCATTCCGAACTCGTTCAAGACCAATGAAGTGAATGGCAACCTTTACCGGGTAAATGCACAGCTCGAAGTTGTTCAAAACCAGCCTAACCTTACGGCCGATATAGCTTTGATTAAGGATTGGGAGGTCTAATGGATAACGAATATGCCAAATTCTTTTTCAATCGGAAAGTTGATGTCTATCAACTGGAATGTATTGAACTATCACACCCTTCTTTTATGAATACTTACCGGGTGGTCCGTAATGATGACCGAGGTGTTTATGTTCAACATAAGGAGGGATCCGGTCAGGTCTATTATGAATTTTTGCCAGCATCTATTCAAAGATCCGGAATGCTGGGTGATCTGGACCAGACATTAACCGTTTCTATCTCTGGTCTAGGTGATGTGATGCCTGATGAGTTTGAACGGGTAATCGAAGGGCAATATCCAGATGTAAAGCCAACCGTAAATTACCGGATTTACAGTTCAGACAATCTGAATTCTCCAATGTTTTATTTACTCGGACTGCAACTCTCCAGTGTTGCCATGAACCATAAAGCTGTGACATTCAAGGCTGAATCACCAAGATTAAATACTGCGAAGACTGGAGATATCTTTTCGCTTGATCGTTTTAGTGGTTTGAAGGGGGCTATATGAAGAGTCACGATCATTTGCTCGATAAGCAATATGACGAGGAACACTACAACTGTGTTCACTTCGCACATGAAGCTGCAATGGATCTATATGATATTGATCGAGGAGAGGCGCTTGAGTTTTTTATGAAGCCCGTCAAAGAGAAGGTATTTCTGCCATCAAGATTGAAGTTACTAAATCCATTGCCCATGCCCAAGGAAGGCTGCATAGTCGCCTTTCACTCTAGATACCGAAACAAGCCCCCACATGTGGGGCTTTTTCGTTTGGGGCGTATTTTGCATTTGCAGGAATCAGGCGTTTCATGGATGCCAATTCAAGTCGTTCAAGCATTTGGATTTAATCGTGTGAGTTTCTATGATTAAGATTATTTATAAACAAGACCCTTTATCCGAAGACAAAACAATTGAACACGCCGAAACTTTGGGTCAATGGCTTACTTCAAAATATGACCATATGCCTGAGCATGTCCGTATTTTTCATACCATAAGCAATATGGATCATGCGGAAATTTCATTTGCGAATGAAGTCACACCGAAGAATGCATATGAATTAAAGCAGTTAGATTTCTTACCGGGTACTTTCATTGTAATTGAGAATCCCAAGGGTATGGACCCCATAACTCTAGCTTGGATAGTGGTTGCTTCTATAGTTATGGGGGTGGCTGTTGCATTATTAATGCCAGTACCATCAATTACCCAAACCAACCAGAATAACAATCAATCCTCGTCTGCAAATAACGAATTATCAAACCGTGACAATAAAACTCGCGTAAATGGTCGTATTGCTGATATTTACGGAGCGGCTCACGATACTCCCGATCTAATCGCAGTGCCTTACAAGGTATATGAAAACAATGTTGAAGTAGAGCATGTTGTTGGTTGTATTGGTCGTGGCCACTATAAAATTAATGGTGCTTATGACGGTGAAACCAACATTGTCGATATTGCCGGTGCATCGGTAGAAGTCTTCCGACCAGGTGTCGATATTGTTTCAGGTGAGCCATATTTCTCGCTTGGTACCGAAATTACCACGCCGCCACTAACGGTTCAGCATCAAACTTCTGTTAATGGCCAAGTTCTCCGTCCAGCAGATACACAGTCTTTAGAAGGTACGAACTACCTTCATTTTGCATATCCAAACGAGATCCTTCGGGCAACGGCAAACAACACAGATTTAACTACTAAGTTTGTAAGTAATGACCGTGTAGAAATCACCAATGCCTCATTCACGTTTAATGGCCAGACTTATGATTTAAACGGCACTTACAGCGTTTTATCAGTGGCTGATGATCGCATGACGTTATCAAATCCGGCGGCTGTTAATGCTAACTGGTTAAAGCTTAAAGAGTTAAGTACCCAGCAAACAGCAGCTTTGTCACCAAAGATCAGTTCAATAGGTGAAAAGTGGATTGGTCCATTCATTCTGGACAATGTCGGACGAAGTCGGGTGCTATGTAACTTTGTGGCCACAAATGGACTTTACACAGTTTCTTCAGGTGGAAATCAGGGGGCTGTTAACGTCACGATTGAAGTTGAAGTAACACCAGTTAATGAATCTGGTGCAGCTATTGGTAATCCAATGCTGAAGCAGATCATTTTGAAAGGCTCGGCAAAGTCACGTCAGACCGTTGGTGCAACACTTGATATGGTCACGTTTCAGGGGCGCTGTAGCGTCCGTGCACGCCGTTTAACTCCAACTCCGGCAGTTACAACAGTAGTTGATGAAGTAAAGTGGCAGGCGCTTTACGGTGCTTATCCTTTGCAAAGCACTGTATATGAACATGAAACAGTTTTTCGTGCACGTACTTATGCAACCACTGGAGCTTTATCTGTTAAGTCCCGTAAGATCAATTTCGATCTTCAGCGAATGTTGCCGACTTATAAAAATGGGGCAATGACGACAGAGCTATTTCCAACATCGAGCTTTGCTGATGCTTTAGTATCTATGGCACTGGACGACAAGATTGGCCGCCGTACGATTGATGAGATTGATCTTGAAAACATCTATCGGACTTATAACGATGTAGTTGATTATTTCGGTACACCACTAGCGGCTGAGTTCTGCACCACTATTGATGATACAAACCTATCTTTTGAAGAGCTGATCACCAATCTATGTGATGCAGTGTTTTGTACCGCATATCGGCAAAACAATAAGCTCAAGCTTTATTTTGAACGGCCAACCGATAACTCGGTAATGCTGTTTAACTTCAGGAATATCATTCCGGATAGTTA